GAAAACTTGAAATCCCGGTACGAAATGAGTAGCAGCACTAAGTGTATTTTCTACAGTCGCTGTGAATTGTGAAGTAGATGCAACAGCTGTAATTCTAGCTGTTCCACCACTCATAGCAATGATACCGCCTATATATGAATTATCTAAGAAGGCATAGGGTGGTGATACATCTACTGTAATATTTCCAGTAGTTGCACTTGCCTTAAATCCATTACCGTCATATGAACCGGAAACTGTCCCACCTCTAAAATCATAGTAAGGTAAATTTCGGAAAGTAACGACTGCAAAAGTCCAAGTATTTTGAGGAATAAGTGTATTGGCACCAGTAGAAGAAGTAATAACAAATTGGTTCAATCCAAACTTAGCATCATAAGCCGTTGCATAAACTGATGCTGTATTGGCTGAGTCATATCTAATAAAATAAGTGACATCTGCTCTTATTTGGGGTGTTGAGACTATAGATCCTACTATATTGAATCTTGCCGGTAATACTAATCCAGCTGTGACAGGTGTTGTCAAAGTAAGTTCATTACTAACAACACCCGTTATGACGTTAGGAGTACTAGCGCTACGAGTTAACTCAAATGGTGGTAATATTCTTCCTGTCACACATACTCTAAATGCGGCACCAATCACAGTATAAGAAAGATTATAGATTTCCTGATCTGTATAACCTTGTGCAACACTTTGAACTAATATCCCTTCTAAATAAATATCAATGCCACCCAATCTGAACACTAATTGATAGACACACTCATCTAGATACTGGAAGGTTTGAAAAAACAAGGATGTTTTAGTGATATTACTATTTAGAATCGCTTGATAAAGTGTACCGAAGCGTTTTCCTGCTGCACCTGTTGGATAGCCACTGACATTAATCGCTTGTTTGAGACCTTCGTAATATTGATTGACTTGAGCGCGGGCATAAAGAAAAGGGCTTAATTCACCTTTAGAGAAATTGTCTTGTGACCACAACTGTGTAGGCATGTTTCGCTCACGGGATTAACCTATAGATGGCCCAATTATACCCGTTATATTCCTGTTATTCAGCATCGGGATATCAACTTGACTGTATTGAGGTCTGTTTTGACTATCCGTGGCTGCAGCCATAGCATGTTGTTTCACTTTGTCAGCGAGTAGAGCTTGATAGAAGTCTGGTTTCTGAGCACTTACTAAAGCGAGAGGGGCGGCTATTTCGTAGATGAAATAGTTAATAAAATGCATGGGGAGTAATTCAGTGGGTGGAACAAATGAGTATTCCATGTAAATAGGCGTACTGGTTCCCCAGTTCGTATATATTAATCCGCCAGTATATATCTCATAGACGTAATTATTCGGAATGATTCGGATGTTTTTGAGAAATCCGGCTGGAAGATAATAAATGTTTCTCCAGTTTGTACCAACAGGCGGTTCCATTGGGCTCAGTGATAACTGGGATATCTGAACCGCGAAACGCCAGTTGCCAGTGCTTAAGATGCTGGGGAGTAACATGTCGTAGAATTGTTCGGCGGCTGTTACTAAATCGTCTTGATTATCGAGTGTGATAATGGGCTTGTGACCAAGCAACATCACTGCTAGGGAGATGATACTTTCCTTGGTCACAGCCATTTAGTTAATCCTTATACTGTTGGGATGATCTTGTACCAAATGTGAGCAACGAACGAACTACCAGTGCCAGTTGTGAAGGCGCCAGTCTTATTACTCAAATAGAGGCCCTTGTTCACATTTGCAGCAAATGGCACTAAACCGCCATCAGTCGTTGCAGCATTACCAGAATTACCTACAAACATAAATGCGCTACTTGCAGCAGCAAAGAAGTCAGCAGCAGCTTCAATGTTTGTCGCATGCTGACCCGCACCATTGACTGTAGAATCCCACTGTGCAGCTACCACACCACCACCAGCAAATGCAGCAGAACCAAAAGTCATTGCTAACACCATTCTATCTACTACGATGAGGGTATTTGCGCCACCTGCAGCAACTAACAATTTCGGAGCGGCGAACATACCATTAAACTCAGCGGCTGTAATGGCAGCTGTCGCATAGATTAAGTTAGTATCAGGTACCACTAAGTCGGTACCGTCAAATGCTAACCCATTACCTAGTGTAATCTCAGAGGCTTCAGTGGCGCCACCAGTTGGATTACCTAGCAATGACGTAGCCACGATTTCTTCTATCTTAGCAAGGGTGACAGCATTATCCTGAATATTTGCTGTACCAACGCTTCCTGATACTGTAAAGCTATCAACAGTCACGCCAGTAGCAGTGACTGTTGCAACAACATACATATTACTTCCATCAGTACCATTGGTTAATATAATGTCACCAACCTTTAATACAGAATTTAGAGATAAGAAATAATCAGCTGCAGCAATTGTCGCGAGTGCATCTGTTGGACTGCCATATACAAACACATTAGGAGCATTGACAACGGTTGCTGAACCACCATAAGGGGTGACTGTTAATTGACCTTCATTTAATGATGAAGAGATGCAAGTAAAATTATCTAAGGTAAAAGCCATGTTCGTAAACTCCAATAATTAAATGATGGTTTAGAAACTTTCATCGTTTTCTATTGCAATGACACCCTTATTATCAATAACAACGGCGCCTGCACTGAATATACCGTTTACCAACCATGAGGTTTCACGGGGCAAATAGTTTATCTCGGTTCTAAAGTCATGACCGATACCCATACCAATAGCTTGTTTATGCCAAGCAAACGCGCTACGGATTAAAGTAATAGGGACTAAGGGTAATCCACCTTCAACCATTTCAGGAATAATAATGACGTTGACGCCTAGATATTCACGAATGAAGCCCTTGTCTAGCACACGATTTTGTGTGTAGAAGGTTGAGACGAATTCGTCGGCAGCTAATAGAGAACGGAAGTTAGAAGCTGACATTGCAACGAATCTTTCGGGAAGTGGAACTGCGTTATTATCGAAGAATTCAATAATCCGAGTGTACTTGGAGTATGTCATGTTTGTGCCACCATCAACAATGGTGTCACCTGGGTCTAATGCTAATGCGTCAATGATGATTTGATCTGAGCGACGACCTAAAGCATTTGCGACGAGCATGGCATTTTCCATCTTCGCATCAAAGTTTACTGTCAATTCTTGAACGCTATCTACTGCGGTGGGTGCAGTAAATTTCTGTAATATCGCATCTTTAGCACTGTAATTCGGGTCTTGTATGACTACGGTTTGGAGATAACCAGTAGGCACGGCTTGGACTTGACCTACTTTCCTAAACGAGACAGTTGCGCCGATTACGTCCCGGCGAACACGAATGGTATCACGCAGCAAGAATCCCAAAGATTGGTATTCTGCTTTGACCAATGCATCAAATTCTATTTGTTGTACTGCTGTTAAACTGGCTGACATAGGTGGACTCCTCAAACAAATTAATGAAATTAGTTAAATTCACCATTTATTTTTGGGCTTTATGCTGATTAGATTTTCTCTTTCGAGGTCTAAGCTTTAAAGTTGTCCATCAATATCTAATTGAATAAAATTATATCAGATTAAGCACCAACTTTGTCAACAAAGTTAGAGTTCTTAGCAGCCACTTCTAATCGCGCCCTGATGCTGTCTCTGTACTTCGGGTCTGTCTTATATTTATCAAGATTGTTAGTAATCTCAGCTTTAATATCATCTAAGGTTTGTGTGTTGTTAACAGCTGCATCATTACCACTCGGCACCATAGTATTTCCACTCATCATCTTATTCCTTAATTCTTCCAAACCTTTAATCGCATCTGCAGTTTTTAAATTATCAGTTAAGGCTTCATAACTACTCTGACTTAAATTCGCCTTTGCCCAGTTATCTAATGTTTTCATTCTATCCTGAGCATTATCTCCTAACTTCTTCATTTCCTCAGCAGGGTCAACAGTATATTCCCCTATGTATCGATCTATGGAATCCACCATCTTATCTATGACATCTTTCGACACTCTCTTCTCTTTAGCTAGCTCAAAGAATTCGTGTATCGGCTGATATTCAGGATTGATGAATTTAGACTTAACAGCATAATCTTCAGGGACAGTACCAAACCTCTTCTCTAATTCAGCATAACTCTTACCCAACTCAGCCGCGGTTTTAAACTTCTCATTCAACCACTCCGGTCTATCGCCAACACCTGGTACTCCATCGTCAATAAACCAAGTTGGATTTTCAGTTTTCTCTTCATCTAACATTAATTTCTTCCTTCAGCTTTTATACGTTGATCGTGTGCTCTTATACAATCCAGAATTAATCTAGGAAAATCTTTAAAACCATCCGCCCATATCACCATCAATTGATAGTTAGGACTCTCTTTATTTACGAGTGACGGAATTAAGTATCTTTGATTAACAGTTTCCATAAATTTTTTACCATCAGGGTTCATAACGAATAACTGATAACACAATCTATCGAATGATACTAAGTCAGGATTATTTTTTAATCTCTCAGCGCTTTGACGATATTGTAATAAGAAGTCTTCAGGCTGTAGGAGAGGATTGTCTTTTAATTCCATGTTCTAAATATTCCTAGGAGCCAGCAGGGGCTATTGGTTGTTCAGAGGGGTTTTGAGGCGCTTCAGGAGTCATGGCTTGAGAATTGGCTATTTTAGCTTGGTTGTGTTCATCCTGTACAGCTTGCATCACTCTTGCAACTTCATCGGGTTTGTTAAGGAATCTAGTATCAATCTGCAACATGTCAGCCAACAGATAGGGAGTGGTCTTCGGGTTGATATACACCTGAGTTGCATCTGGGCCCATTATTCCTTGCATGATTTGTACATACTGAATGAATCTACCACTATCTTGCTCACCCTTGACTAACGCCAATGGGCTTTTATACCTGAACTTAATCGGCAAGCCTTCAAGTTTAGGATGAGGTAATTTACCCATTGCGTTTAGAATGTGGGCAACGCGTTTAATGATTGGCCAAAGGGCTTCATGTTGTAGACGTGAAAACAGTGGTCCTATCTTTTGGGCTAAATTCTGTTGCTTCAGTGATAACTCATATTTCGTTTGTGGCTGAATGCCAATTTGATCTTGTGGCTGTTCAGCATACAAAAGAGATTTAATCTGCATACGAAGGTCAGCCATGGTGAACTGGCCGATTTGGA